GATCCCCTGCGCCATAACCAGGATAACTAAATCCTGTAGATGTGACGTTTATTCCGGCGGTGTCGCTTTCAGCGCTAGATGAGTTAGCCCATAAGTATTTACTGTTTCCAGACGCGGGGAATCCGCGCATATTATCAAAGATACTCCAGTTACTACCGCTCGCTGTGGCCCGATACAGTATCCACTGGGGTTCCCAGCCTAGATTCACCGAACCTGCGGTAGCATCATTAAAGCTTCCACACTTAATAATGCTGTCATTCCCGCTATCGCCAAATCCGCCAGCGTCGTGCGCGAATAGGTAGGCGACGTAGGTAGAACCGCTTGAGTTCAATTCAAGGTTGGCTCTGTAAACACCAAATGCAGTGCTGTTGACGTATGTAAAAACGCCTGGGCTACTGTTAAAAGCGTCAGTTGTGTTTAGGTAAATTGCACCTGTGTTATTGCTACCCGTGGTGTCTCCTGCGGTTGTTCCTCCCGTCCATGCAGGGTTCAGGCTGCGATGCCAAACATGCCAGTTTTGACCAGAGGCGCTTGTTTCTTTGACGATGATGCAGCCAGGCGTTGAACCGAGAGAGTGAGGGACAGCCCTGTTTGTAACACCGTTGCCGGTGTAGGTGACAACATCAAAGAACTTCGCGGCCTTGCGGAAGGTCCAAGACGCAAGCAATTCTGGACTGTTATTTGTATCCGCATAAGATCCAAGGGTAAAACCATTAGAGTTAAAAGCCGTAAGTGATCCGGTTGAATTGTTTTCCGCTTGCGTGTTAATTCTTAGCCAATTTTCTACTCCTCTGTTTGTATCAAATACATAATGTTGCCGACCAACGTCTCGGCATTTAATCCACACCATCCCCCCCTTACCGCTCAGATCAATCCCATTCGTGATGGTCTGCGTGCTGCCGTTGCCGGTGTAAAGCCAAGTCGAGAACACATCCTCGACGTAAAGCTTCTCTGCGCCGCCAGCCCCAGCAGCGCCCATGATCAGTGCCCGTGTATTCGGATCCATGGCGCTATCAGTTGGTGTAGTTGATCAGGCTGGAAGCACGCCACCGGGTGCCACCGTCGTCAGTTACAAACATGAACAGGTGCGTCTTGCCCGTGGTGAGCGTTGGCGCTGTCCCTGCAGGCCATTCCACACCGCTGAACCAGGTCACCGTGCCGCTGGTGTGCGTCAGCTCCAAGGTGAAGGCATAAGCACGGGAGGCGGGAACGTTGCTCACGGTGAAGGTGCTGGCACCGTTGATCGTCTTGGTGAAGTAGTTGCCGGTGCTGCAGTCGATCGCCAGTGCCGACACCGCCACCACCGTCTGGGCGTAGGTGCCAGCGAGATCGAGGTCGGTGTTGGCTGCTGCGCTGGATTGACCAACAGCAAGGGTGCTTGTGGTGGCCAGACTGCCGCTAGTAACAAGGTTGCCAGAGGTGATAGCTGTACCACTTACCTTGCCGGCGGTGCTGATGGTTGCCAGCTTGCTGTCTGCAATGGCTGCCGATGCATTGATGTCGGCGTCAACGATTACACCAGACGCGATGGCAGTGACGCCTGCATTGCTGATGGTTACGTCACCAGTGACGGCGGTTGAGGTGGGCACATTGCTGGCGTTGCCCAGCAAGATGTTGCCAGCGGTCAGTGATGCGAGCTTGCTGTAGGAGATTGCTGCGCTGGCGTTGATGTCTGCATCGACGATCGTTCCATCGGCAATCATCGTGCTGGTAACTGTTCCCGTGTCACCTGTGGTGATGACAGTACCCGTCACATTGGGGAACGTGATGGTGCGGTCAGCCGTTGGGTCGGTGACGGCCAGCGTTGTCTCAAAGGCATTGGACGTTGCGCCTTCAAACACCAGCGAGCCGGCGGTGCCGATCAGCAGTTCGCCGTTAACCGTGCCGCCGCTGCCGCCAAGCTTTTCGTTATCCAGCTCTTCAATCGCAGCCTGCACATTGGTGGCGCTGATTCCGCCGTAAGGCGTAAACGAGACGTTGCTGGCCACCTGCGCGGTGACTGTTTGCGACACGTCGATCTCGACCCATGCCGAGCCGTTCGACAAAATGATGTCCGGCGGACTCAGTGCCACGGTCGGTGCAGGAGCCACACCGGTGCCAGCCTCAGCCACTACTAAGTAGTAGCGGTTGTTGGCAGCAGCAGCAGCTGGCAAAACAGCGCCAACAGTCAGACCGACGGCAGTGCCATCGCTAGTGACGGATGAAACGAGATTAGTATTGGCGTCATAGGTACCAGCAAAAACAATCTCACCAACCGAGATGCCGATTGGCTGCCAGACGTTTGAGTCCCAGATATAAATGTCTCGGGTAAGGCTGTTGAAGTACAGCTGACCCGTAAATTCTGCTGTGGGTTGCGTAGCGCCAAACTGTGCTGTTGAGCTGTTGGCAAGTTTGACGCCTGTAACCGTGTTGGTTCCTAAGCGTCCTACATCAAGCGTGCCACTCGTCAGCAAAGCTGCGCTGTGGTTAGGGATATCAGCGGCGTCGAGTGTTGTGCCAGCAGTGACGTGACCTTGCGCGTCAACTGTGACTTTGGGGTAAGTTCCGGGGGTTGCTGTGTTGGTGTGGTTGAGCGTGCCGCCACCAGTAACTGAAAGTCCTGAACCAGGGATGACGCCACCGACTGCAGACGATGTGGCGATTGGGAGATCGCTGGATATCAGCGCTCGACCGGCAGTGACTAAGCCTTTGGCGTTGTAGGTGACGGCGCTATAGGTCGAGGAGGCGGTGAGGTCGTTGTCGATCTCTAGCTGAGTGCCATCCAGACGAAGACCATCGCCATTAACGGTTACGCCACCTTTAGCAAGTGATGTGGCTGTAGGCAGGTCATCACCCGTGATGGTCCGATACGTAACGGCGCCAGCGTTGGCGGCCGGGCCAGCCAAGAACTGAGCAGCCGCTGCAGTGTTGTCGAGCGACGTGGTGATCGTGACCTGATCGCCGCTGGTGGTGACGGTCAGATTGACGATGCCAGCAGTGTCACCGATAACGGTGTTAATGGAGCCGGCCGCTTTAATGCTGCGCCAGATGCTGCCGTCCCAGCAGTAGATCTTCAGATCGTCGGTATCAAGTGCCAGTTGCCCCGTAAAAGCGCCTGATGCCGGCAGTGTGGTAACGAGGTCAACAGTCGACTCGTTGGCAAGTTTGGCTGCGGTAACCGCTCCACTGCCAAGCTGCGTGGCACTGATACCGCTTGTTGCAATGGCGCTACCGGCGATCGTGCCAGAGCTGAACAGGATTTTGGCGCCAGGGATTGTGGCGTCAGCAATCAGTGTGGTGGCTTTACCGACGAGGTCAGTAACCGTAATCTTCTTGGTTTCACTGGCGCTGTTATCAACAACGGCGAGCAAGTCACCGGCGGCTAGATCGCCAGCAGCAAGTGCGGCTAGTTCGCTGATCCGTAGGTCGGCCATGCCCTTGCGCTCGCGTGGCGGTTACTGCTGGGTCTAGTCTAGTTCTTCGAGCAAGAGGTACGAATCAGCAGCTTGCTCCAGTTCGAGCTTGCCCGTGTCTTCCTGCAGAAGTAACCGTTTTGGCTGAGTTTGAGCGCGTAAACGGATTGGACCGGTCGCCACAAAATCGATCGTGCCAATAATTAGTGAGTCTGCGGTAAAGCTGACGGCACTAGCGGTTACCAGTGCGTCAAACTCCCACCACAGGGCATCATTGATTTGCGCAGTCACATAACGGCCCGCTTGCGGCGTTGTGTTGGGATACTTGATATAAAACTTGCCGTGGAATGCAGAACCGACCTCTGTACGAAGAACTAACTGCATTAAATAGTGGACAGGCTCCGTGTCACCAATGTTGCTGTAATCCCAGTGAGCTGTCAGGCGTCCGCTGCCAGTGATAAGACTGCTGTATTGCTGGCGGTACTCATCACTGAGCGTTGTTACGTCTACCGTTTCACGGTTTGTATTTAGTTCGTATTCGACTACAGAAGCTAGTAACCGTGAATCACGATCACGAATCTTGACCCTTATTGGAATGTTGCGTGCGATGGATGCAAGTTGTACGAGATCAGCTGTTCCTCCTTCAAGGCTGCTGTCAAAGGTGTCGTACAGACGAATGCCGCCAAGCTCATCAACAAACACGTACCAGTTGCCGCTGTTTTGGACGGTGTTGTTAGCCCATCCACTAGCGGCGACGAAATCTAACAGCGTGCCATCCGTAGTTGTAAATTCAACCAGATCACCACTGATTAAAAATCCGGGATCAAAGTCAAAACTAAAACGGTTTCTTCCGACATTTACGTCTGATGGATTGACAATGGAATCTTTGCTGCCCTCAAGTGATTTGCGGGTCAGCTCGATATTGCCTACGTTGCCGAGGTAAAGGCCCATCAGATTGTTGCGGCTGTCAGGGCACCAGTTGCTTGGAACGAGATGTCGGCACGAGTTACCTCGCCAACACTGGCGCCAAAACTAACACTGGTTATGTACGCATTGAACTCCACATCACTGTTCGTACTGCCATCAACGAGACGCAGGCGTA